TACTAACACTATGAATGCTGATTCTTCGTTTTTCATAATTAATCCCGCTTATAATGGTTGTATGATCGCGTTTAAAAACGCGCGCTATTTGTGTATAGGTCTTGTCGGTTTCTATGTGTGCGCGATACATGGCCCTGCGGCGCACTGCGATAACGCGCAGCGTGTTGTTGTAAGAGATAAGGGTTTCATAACTTAGCCCCGCTGCTTTCGCCTCCTCTTGTATTATTTGCTTTATTGTTTTCATGTGGCCCCATATTAAAAGCAAAATTTAAAGCGCTTGCTATTGTCGCCAACCCGCGCAAGTCTGCATGCGTTACGTAGAGGCGCATGATCGGCGTTTCTTTTCCATCACACTTGTAAATGATGACGCAGCTAGTGCTATCGGTCTTGATCGCTTTAGCTTTCATGCGCCCTGGGTGGTCGCAAAATAGGTCAAGATGTAGCATTTAATTTTTCCTTATACATTTTAACCTTTTCCTCTAAATAGCCGTTTCGAGCTGATAGTTTTGTAATGATGGCTTCCATTTCATCAACGGAACCGTATTTGCTATCCCACCAACTAACGAACTCTTTTAAGGTATCGTTCTCTCGTCTTAATTTTTTTAACTCGCGCAATAATAAAATGCGTCCGTTTAATTCGTTAATCATGTCATCTATTGGATTAGTCTTTCGTGGCGCGCGCATTGATTTCCCCCTCTATTAACTCGCGTCTTGTTTCGTCGCCTTCGCCTTGTAACATCAGCTCAAGCGCCGGTGTTGATAGGCGATAAAGTAAACAGCAAAAATCGTACATGTTAGCCCCTCTCTATTAGGTAAAGTATGGTTATGATTGCGGCAGGTATGGCTAGGCTAACGCTTGCCGCTAGCCCTATGATGTAAAGCGCTTGCCTCATATGTCAGCCTCATAGCACGCGTCTTCTATGCAAGCTTGTGCTAGCTGCTCGCTATCAATTAATGCGTCATATATGAGCTTATAAAGCCAATGGTCTTGGCTAAGGTTAAGCGCCGGCACGTCTTTTTTATTTGAGAATAAAACAATGCTAGTTATATCTACGTCATCTATGTAAGGTTCAAAAATCCCTACATCGGGTTCGGCAGGCGCAATATGATAATATACATCTACTTCCCCAGCCGCCATGACGGCATATCCCTTGATTAGTTCAAGCTCATCGAAACTATATGTAAATGTCATGTTATCCCCCTTAGTCATTCTCAGCCGTTCTGTCCCAGTCATACCGCGCGCTATGTTGGCGCTCGGCCTCATTATCGTACTCTTCTTGCATAGTGTGCAGCGCGTCTATTAAATGCCAAGGCAGAGGCTCGGGTTGAGCGTTTAAGATTTTAATAAGCGCCTCGACCGCTTCATGGTCTAGTGTTAGTTCAATCATTTTAGCATGCCTTTCAATTCGGCCTTTACACGTCGCGCGGTATCGCCGCGCCATGTGGTGGCGTTACATAGAAAATACCGAACAATAGATTCGCCGCTATCATAGCCATAGGGTTGATTGATATCGGTTAGTGTTGACATGGCTTGCAGGTATGGTACCGCGCCGAAGTATGGCTTGCGCCAATCTTGCGATATCTCGCGCGCTATTGTTGATAGTGTTCTCATAATATAACCCCCTCTCTTAAAGCTTGCGCCATGTCATCTTGTGCAGTGTAAGTAACGCGTCCCCTATGATCTTTTATTGGGGTTGTTTTATATCGCGTCCCAAACAATCGCCCGCGCTCATAGGCCCATTGGTCGTTGAGCGTTTTTCCCGCGTCATAATTAAATGGTTTACCTTCTCGCGCCTCTTTAACGCCGCGATTGAATAGAGCGCTCCTCATTATGATTTTTAGCGATACAGTCTTAGTAGTAACTTGCATAATAGCCATTATGCGGCCCTCCCTACTCGGAAACCGTGTAAATTGATCACGATATCTTTAGATGATTTGCTGCTATTGCCGGCGCATAGGCCGCATTTATCGCAGCTAGCGCGCGCGCCGTTTTCTTTAGCGGCAGGGCACCCAATTTCATTAGATGATTTAACGTCTTTAGATTTTTTCGCTCTAAATGTACGCCACCCGCAAGCGCTTGCTAATAAATGGTCGCTCTCGCTCTCACAGCTAGCCATGCATAGCAGCGAGAAAGCCTGAAAACGGGGATCGCGCCATTGGTGGCTATAGCCTGTGATCTTGGCAGCTCTTAACGTCGCGGCGCGCCATATCTGAAAAGGTATCGCGGCAGGGTCGCCATATGTGCCGAGCCTGAACGCTAGCCCCTCGAATAGCTCAGGCAATATAGCAGGATCATAGTCTATACCAGGGCGCGCATAGCGCTTGCGCTCATACGCGCCGTAAACGCTCACTACTGATTTAGCCACGTCTACGTAGCATTTACCGCCCTTAAAGGGTCGCTGGGGACAATCGCCGCATATGCTATGATCGCGTCCATCTTTGATAGCGGTAAAAGGATTAACATCGGCGCGAATAATGAAGGTTTGAACCATTGCGCCGGTCTTGGCATTGGCGCTATTCGCGATAATGCGATTAGCTATCGCCACGATAGGCGCGCCATCGATGGCGCTTGGCCCTTCGTATAATATCAAGCCAGTAAATTGATTGCGCTTTATCGCTAGGCGCAAGGCGGTTGCATTATCGATCATTAGACTAACCTCATATTGAGACAAAAAGACAGTGGGACGCTAGCACAAAATCTTTATTAGTCAATAGCGACCATTATGATCATAGTTACGAATTTTTGATCTTTTTTCGCGCGCGACGCGTTCGCGGAATTTTGGCTTGCTGTTTGTTTTATGAATATAAGTCTGAATAAACAGCGACGCGTCGCAGTCTTCTTCGAGATAAAGATCGTCGCCTCGGCGATAGCTATATGAGCTAAAGTCCGCCGGCGTTAATCCTAGCGCGAACAAGTCGCGAGTATTAACTTTAAGCCAGCCATGACCAGGGTCGCTGATGAAATCAAAAGTAGTGCGCATGATATTTAGTCCTTTTTAGTTAGAGGTTAGTGCGGCGCTTATGCGCGCCGCCTTCTTTTCTTTGGCGCGACGTGTTGCGCCGCTTGCTGCTCATAGTGCTCGACATGTCTTTGCAATTGCTCGACCGTCGTGAAGAAAGCGCAAAAAGTCATTATGTCTTGATTGATATTTGCCGGATGATTTTGCGCCGATGTTAAACGCGCCATCAGTTCGGGGTTGCTTTTCCATATGGTCATTATCTTGTCTCCTCTTTTCAATATGATCATACTAACACAGTTTTTTTGTTTGTAAAGAGCTTTTTTTGCTATTGATACACTTTTTTTGTTTAATCTGGTCATGTTTGGTCTTGCATGGTCATTTTTAAAGGATAAAATGACCATGAATAATATATTGATATTGCGGGCTAATGTGACGTTATGGTCATTATGGTCATTTTATATTTATCTATTTAAAAAATATATATGTATGTATACAAGTATGTATAGGCCTATTACAGCTCCGGCGTGTTGCGAAAAGATGACCATGATGACCAAGAGCCAGAAAGCTCTATCTTTTCAGCGTTTTATTATGGTCATTAACATGACCCAAACATGACCATGCAAATGACCATATGTTGACAATCATATACCAGTGTGACCCTCAACATAAAATCACATGACCATAACGACCATGACCTTTATCGACATTTGAATGACAACTTAGTTTATGTAAACATAGTTGACAATCATTTGACTAAGCGACCATGCGCGCCAATTCGACGGCATGCGACGCGACGGGGGGACTGGGCCTTGCGTGGTCTGGGAATATCTACGCAGGGGTTACACAAACTTTTTTTTATTTTTAAAATATGGTAATAAAGATTCTATGTTTGAAAGCTTGCCATATGAGCCTCGAAAAATAGAGGCCACAGAAAAGAATCTCGAACTGATCTACGAGGCCGCGCGCAAAGGACTTAAAGGTGACGCGTTGGCGCTAGCTGCCGGCATGATGCCTGTAGAGTATCGCCGGCTTGTGCAGTTCGATCCTATCGCTGAGTATGCGGAAACCAAAGGCCGCGCAGATGGCGAAGCTGAGATGGCGAACGTGCTCCGCACAGCCGCGTTGAACGGCGACACTAAAGCGGCGCTTGAGATGCTGAAGCACGCGCACGGCTGGGTAGCCAAGCAGGCCGTCAGCGTAGAAGTGAACCAGACCATATCTATTACGGCGGCGCTGCAAGAAGCGCAGCAAAGAGTCATCGAAGGGCAAATCATAGATGCAAACGACGGTATATTCGCCGGAGGAAGAACAGCGCTTAATGGCGACGCTGTGGAACCCCGCGCTGAAGAACGACCCGCTGGCCTTCGTGAGACTAGCCTTCCCGTGGGGAAAGCCGAATACGCCACTTGAACACTTCGAAGGCCCGCGCCGATGGCAGCGCGAGGTGTTGGTTGAACTGCGCGATCACATCCACGCGAACAACGGACGCATAGACTTCGAGACGCTGCGGCTGGCGGTGTCATCTGGTCGCGGAATCGGTAAGTCTGCCCTCGTCTCATGGCTAACGATCTGGATGCTGACCACGCGGATTGGCTCAACGACCATCGTGTCCGCCAATAGCGAAGCGCAGCTCCGTAGCGTCACTTGGGCTGAGATTACCAAGTGGTTGAGTATGTCGATACACAGCCACTGGTTCGAGGTCAGTGCTACCAGAGTCTTGCCCGCTAAATGGATAGCGGAGTTAGTAGAGAAAGATCTGAAACTAGGAACGCGCTATTGGGGCGTAGAAGGGCGGTTATGGAGTGCAGAGAATCCTGACGCATACGCTGGTGTGCACAACTTCGCGGGTGTCATGCTGGTATTCGATGAGGCGAGCGGAATTGATGATAGTATCTGGTCAGTTGCAGCGGGCTTTTTTACGGAAAATACCCCTAATCGCTTTTGGTTGTGCTTCAGCAAC